AAGCCGATATCGTCTCGCAGAACGCGACACAGGCCGTCATAGGCGTGCACATCATCTACCGTCGCACCGACCCGTCGCGCTGGGTGGCGTCCGATGCCGTGTCCGGTGGCGCTTGGGTCAATGGCGTGAGCACGAGCACGAACACGGTGAACTTCGGCTACCGGTCCTTCAACGGCGACGTGGATTTACACACCCAGCAAGTGACCGTCACGAAGCAGGAGTCCGCGCAGACGTTCTCCTGCCGCGCGTTCCTGAACATCCCATATGGTTTGCCGGGACGGTCGGAAGCGCATGTGAACCTCACGGTTCCCGGCATCACGTATGCGAAACCGAACCCGCCGAAGAACGTATCATGGACGCGGGTCAATGATTCAAGCGTGAAGGCCGCATGGCAGTCGAACTATGATAATGCGGCGCGAAAATATTGGAAGCAGATCTACGCAGACCAGTGCGTCGGCTTGAACGGCGGCACACAAGGCGCGTGGGGTCTGGTCAAGGCGTTGAACTGGGACGCCTTGAACTATTCGTACACGGGGTTGAAGGCGAACGCCCGATACCAGTTCCGTGTCGCGGCCCAGAACCCTGGCGGAGTGTCCGACCATGTGTACTCGGGCTACATCTACACGACGCCGGCCGCCCCCGTGGCGGTGAACGCGGTGAAACTGTCCGAACAGTCCGTGCGCGTGACCGTGGATGCGTCGAAATCGTATGTGTATGGCATCAGACTGCGGCGCAGGGTGAACGGCGGCGAATGGGCCGACATAACCGGAGGCACCCCCGGTGCGACGGCCGAAGGCTGGCTTCCCGACATAAACGGAATCCAGAACGCCACGTGGACCGACACCGCAGCTCCTGCGGGCCAAGTCCAGTACGCGGCGTTAGTGGGAAGACCTGTCTACGGCGATGACAACTCCAAGACCACGCTCTTCTCCGACTGGACGTACAGCAACACTATCCAGACGGCCGTGGCCCCTTCCGCGCCGACGATTCTGAACCCGACGCAGAACGGCGCGTATGTTGTCAATCAGCCGATGACGGTCGCTTGGAAACCGAATCATCCTGACGGTTCCGCCCAATCCGCCGCGCAGGTGGAGGTCACCGACCCCTCGGACGTTACGGTCATCGAAGAGCAGACCACGAACACCAGTTATCAGCGCACGCCCAAAAGCTGCGGCTCGTATAGGATTCGCGTGCGCACCAAGGGTATCCACGCCGACTGGGGCGCATGGTCGAACTACGTGACCTTCACGGTCGCGAAATATCCGAACATCAGCATCAACAAGCCTTCCGGCACCATTACGGCGACACCGTTCACCGTGGCGTGGACCGTGGCGGACGATACGGGCGTCAGCTCGCAGACGCTCATCATCCAGTCGGACGGCGTGGAGAAATACCGGAAGACGATGGACGGTTCCACGCGAAGCCTGAGCATCGGCGCAAGCCAGTATCTGCCGAACAACAATTCGACGTTGACCATCACGCTCGTGGTGCGCGGCGGTTCCGGCTTGGAATCCAGCACGAGCGTCGTGAGGGACGTGGACTGGCCGGACCCGGCCGAGCCGATGGCCGCGATAGAGTCGAACAATGATTACGCGGCGTTGGTCATCGTGTCGTTCGGCGTGCCGGAGGAAGGCCAGTCGGAGACGGTCAGCGCATCCGTCATCCGTGTCATGCCTGACGGTTCGGAGGTGCTTATCGCCTCGAACCTGTTGGACCAGCAGTTGGCCGTGGACCCCATTCCCCCGTTGAACACCGACTTCCATTACAGGGTGGTCGCGTATTCGGCTATGGGCACGACCATCGCACGCATGGTGGACGCGCGCATCGAATCCGGGTTCGGAGTGTTGAACTTCGGCACGGATGCGGGTCAGACGTTATTGCTCGGCTATAACAACACGGTGTCTCATAAGCGTTCCCATTCGACCAGCGAGTTTCATTTCGCGCGGGGCGACGGGGCGAATGCTCTGCCTTCCAGCTACGAATTGGACCAGTTGGATTCCACGGTGAGCGTCACCGGCGTATGGGAGTGGGACCAAGCGTTGTGGCTGCGGATACTCTCGTTGGCTGACGGATACCCTTACGCATGGTATCGGGAGCCTTCCGGCCTGCGTGTCTACGTGAAGGCGGAACAGTCCGTGAGCGTTGACATCGCGGACAAGAAGAACATCAGCTATTCCGCCGACCTGACCCAATTGACATGGGAGGAGCCCGTCCTATGAGTGATTGGAGCAAGCCTTTCAAGGTCGCCTACCGTGTGATGCGAGTCAACAGGAACACGGGTTTGGAGACCGGACGGTTGGATTGGGTGATATCCGGGGGCAGCATCGAACGCAACCAGGACACCAATATCTGCGAATCCGGTTCCCTGACCGTGGAGGGGGCGACCGACCTGGGCACCGACCGGCTACGGATATGGGCCGACTGCACGTGGCATGACGGTTCCACGGCAAGTGTGCCGTTGGGCACGTTCCTTCCCAACATCCCCAAGCGCAGCGTGAACGGCAAGGAATCTTCCAGCCAACTGGATTTGTACGGGCTGCTGCAAGAAGTCGATGACGACATGTTCGAGTCGCCGATAACGATAGGCAAGGGCAAGAAGGCCGTGACCGCCGCCGCCGACATCCTCAAGGGATGCGGGCTTCAGGTCGCGGCCTACAATCCCGGCAATTACACGCTGAAGGATAATTGGACGTTCGGTTTGAGGTCCGATAAGGACAAGGACAAGGGCAGCACCAAGCTTGACGCGGTGAACGATCTCTTGGATTTGGCCGGATACTCCAGTGCGAGAACCGACGAGTACGGGCGCGTCATATTGGAGAAGTATGTGGAGCCGGGCAAACGCCAGCCGAAATGGACGTTTCAGGAGGGTGCGAACGCCACGTTCCTCACCACCATGACCGACGAACGCGACCTGCGTGAGGTGGCGAACGTGGTGAAGGTCACCTACTACAACACGGACAAGGAATACGTTTCGACCGCGATTGACGATGACCCGGCTTCGGAGTTCAGCACTGTCAGCCGTGGCCGCAGGGTGGCTCACGCCTACGAGTATTCCAGCATCCCCGACGAGGTGACTACCGACGAGCAAGGCAGGAAACTCGCCTCGGACAAGGCGTTGGAACTGCTACGCACCGAACAATCCGTGATTCACAGGGTCACGTTCACGCACGTGTACGCTCCTTTGAATCTGACCGACGTGGTGGACTTGGAGTATCCGACCGGCTCGGTTTCCGGCAGGTTTGCGATACGCGCGCAGAATATCACTTTGGAGGCCGGTATTCCCATCGAATGCGAGGCCCGTACCTTCCAGCGTCCAAGCGAACCAACAACAGTGAAGGCATAAATGCAGTCGAACCTGATAAGGGCCGGCAATCGTCTGGCCGAAATCATGCCCTCCCAAGTGGGGGCGGAAGCCACCATCACGCGCATCGGCACCATCAACACGGTGTACGACACAGGAGGGTATTGGACCGCTGACGTGGATATGAGCGGCGGCACGCTCATGGGATTGCAGATGACCACGGATTGTGTGGGAGCCCGAGCCGGTGACAGGTGCGTGGTGGAAACCTACGCGAAAGTCGCCATCGTCACCGGCATCCTTGCGCGTCCGGGGTGCGGATGCTCCCCCTTGTTTGAGTGGTCGAGCACGTGGAGTGGTACCCCTGGGACTGAGCCTGAGAGTGGTTATCTTGAGAAGACTGCGACTGTTACTTGCGGGGGGCTTATCCTGTGCGAGGTTGCGGCCGCGATCAGCGGTACCGGCGAATACGGTATGGCGTTCGACTTCTTGGACGCGAACGGTGAGCGTAAAGCGTCTTGGTGTTCCACGTCGCCGCAGAAGAACGGCGGCACGTTGAGGTGGGTTGCTTCCGGTTCTGTGCGGTTGCCTTACGGCTCGTACACGGTGAAGCTCACGACGTTTCATTGGGGCACGGTTTCCATTGTCGGCAATGATTCGTCTGGTAATAGTCTGCGTTGGCGTGACGCATCGTTAGGGGTTGAAGGTGTTTCGCGTTATGCGCGGTTGCGTATGGCGTGAAGTGGACGTGTCCCGCCTTGCCGTTTGTTGTAAGCATAATACGTAACGCCTGACGATAGTCAGTTGACTTAGCCTCACACCATATCGTGTGGGGCTTTCCCATATTCGAAAGGACACTGAATGTCCCCTTTTCATGACCTGTTTTCAAGCGCCGAGTTTTGGAGCGCGTTGATTCTCGCGCTCCTCGGCGGTGGCGGCATCGGCGGACTGGTCGGCGCGTGGTCGAACAGCAGGAAAACCGAGGCCGATATCGACGGCATCACCGCCGACGCGGCCGACAAGGCCGTGAAGATTCTCACGGAAAGCATCATCGACCCGTTGCGTGAGCAGGTCGCTTTTCAGGAGACCCAAATCCAGCATTTGGAGGAGGCGCAACGCAAGTATTTCAAGATCGTGGCCTATGTGCGTGGCCTGTTCCATTGGCTGCAATCGTTCTGCGAAGTGACGGAACCCGAGTTTTTGAAACGTCATCCCAAGCCATCGCTGCCGGACGAGCTTCGCCCGGACGTGGCCCCCGAAACAATCGAATCCAATAAGGAGGAACAGTAATGACCCAAATCCATATTTCCATTAGGAAGCCGAAGACGGGCGGCTTGGACCCTGTGACCGGTACGCTGCGGTTCCGCCCGGTGCGTCGTCATTTCGACGCGGAAGGGAATCTTGTCATCGCGGCCTCGTTCGACGCGAATCTGTCCGAAACGGGTGAGCTGACGGTTGACCTGCTGCCCACGACTAGCGCGTTTGTTTGGCAGGTCATCGAGTTGGCGGACACGCCGCAGGCGTACACGCGCTACGTCGAGGTGCCGGACTCCACCCACGTGGTCGCATACGCGGACCTCGTGGAAGTGGACGCCGGCACGTTCGTCCCGAAGGATATGGCCGGCTCCCAACTGCTGAAGGTTCGCAGGGCGTCCACCCAGTCGGAGGCGGAGACACTTTCCGCACAATACCCGGACGAGCTGGTGTTCTTCGACGAAACCGCCACGACCGCGAAGGCCGCTGCGGCCTTGAGCACGCTGGAGTCCATCACGGCCGAAGCTCAAACGAACGCCATGCTGGCGAAGAACGCCATGCTGAGCGCCCGGTCCTCCGCTGATTCCGCGACCGCCACCCAGTCCGACCTGAGCAGTCTCGCGTCGAACGCCAGTATGGCGGCGGCTAGCGTCGCCAACGATTCGCAGACCGTGGCCGACACCGCTTCCATGGTCGCGGCGAAGGGCGAGACGGCCATCGCCGCCATCGATTCGACGGTGCGGGCGGTCAAGGACAAGGCCGAGAGCGCTTCCGCCGAACTGCCTTCCGCCGGCACCCCTGAAGGCACCACGGAGGAAACCGGCAAGGACTCCACCGGGGAAACGCCGACCGGAACCGTGTCGGAGGAGCCCGCAGCCAAGGCCGTGAAAGCCAAGGCCAAGAAGGTTACCGTGAAGGAGGCCTGACCATGCCAGCCCTATACGCCGGCAAACGTGTCGGCAAACCGTTGATGAGAAGCCACACGTACAACGCCATGTTCAACGGCAAACTCGTATGGCCGCTGGACAAGGACACGGTGGTCTCCATCGAGATCACGGATGATAAGGGCAAGCCGCTGCCAAAGTCGCTGGCCGTGTCCGGCACTTTGAAACTGGGAGCGAAGGCCACCTACGCGGACGGTCATGTTGGCGATCTGCTCACCACCAATGACGTGACGTTCGCGAGCAGGGACACTTCCACCGCCACGGTTTCGGGCAACACGCTCACGTGGCGGCATGGCGGAACCATATTGGTGACGGCCACGGTCAACGGTTTCACTTCCGCCGCCGTGTCCATCAGCGCGGCCTACGCGCCCGAGTCCATCAAGGTCACGGACGATTCCGGCAAACCCATCGACAACATCACCCTGCGCGTCGGCGAGAGCAAGAACCTCAAGGTGACGATCCTGCCCGATGCGGCATCGCAGGAGTATACGGCATCCATCAAGGATGTGAGTCTCGCATCAGTCAGACAACAGTAAGGGGCAATATCATGCCAACAACAACAGCGTTTAGGGGGGAGGCTAGTGTCCGCGCCCTCAAGGAGGGCGACACCTCCATCACCATCACCGCAGGCAGCATCGTAAAGACCATCCCGGTCAGTGTATGGGGAAACAAATGGGTGCTGCCCACCCTGCCCGCCACGCGCAACGGAATCACGTTCACCGCGGCCGGCGACGGCATGGTACACGCGAAGGGCACAGCGACCGACTGGGCGACCATCCTCGTCACCCAGGACCTGCCGGCCGGCGAGTACACGCTCGAACACACGCTCGCCGACGGCGTCGGCCCGTTCTGCGAGCTCAAATCCACGGACGGCAGGATCGACCTGTTCTCGCATGGCAAGGTCAAGGCGACGCTCCCGGCGGGCGACTACCAGATGCTCGTCAGTGTCTCGCCCGGCAAGACCGTGGACGCAACCATCACCCCAATTCTCAGGAAACTCAACTAAGGCCCCGATATTGGGGCCTTCACCATAAAAGGAGGCCCCAATATGGGCGCACTATCAATAACCGGTATCAAACCGGGGTCCACAAGTCTGAAACTGACCGCCGGCAAGATTACGAAAACCGTGCCGATTACCGTATTGTCGCGTAACCTGCTGTCCTACGGTCCCGCGTCGGGCAACGGGTTGACCGCCACCGTCAACACTGACGGGTCATTGCATGTCACCGGCACCGCCACCGGTCAATGGCGTGGCCTGTCGTGGACGTTCCCATGCCCTGTACAGGGCACCGTGAAACTCAGCGGCACTAGTATCGCCGGTTTGAGCTTCAACATCAAGTGCCTCGACGCCAAGGGGCAGCAACTGGGAGACCAAATGAACTTGGGTAACAGTGTCATGGCAATCCCTGCCGGCACCGTCAGCCTGTTCCTCAACGTCATCTCCAGCGAGGCCACGCCCACCGCGAAGGACGGCGACCTCCGAGTCCAGCTCGAATCCGGCGACACCGCGCACGAGTGGATGCGACCCGACAACACGAGCCTTAAGGGGGGGGGCTATGAACTAGCGAACCTGTATCCGCGTGTCACCGGACTGCCTAAAACATTAGGCACCGACCCGGGTGTTATGGTCACGGAACCATCGCCGGGCACGTACCGGTTCAAAGGCTCCACCACACAAAAGGTTGACTCGTGGGATAGCCTGACATGTTCCGTCCATGTGGACGCGGGCACGTACACGCTGGACGCCTCCGACTGGCCGTATGACAGCATCTCATGGTTGATTGGCATCCAGTCCACTCTCACCCCCGATGACGGCAGCGGACAGACAATCGCGTTCGAACCTAAGGGCTATGGGCCGCGCCCCTTGAAGGCCGGGACGCTGCGCCTCAATATATTCGTCAACACCACGGGCGAGGTCGATAAGACGTTCACTCCCCGCCTTTACAAAATCGACTGATTTTAGCCCCACACCATACCGTGTGGGGCTTTTTCATTGACGGCCCCGAGTGGGCCGTGACAATCCTGACCCACGACCGTGGGCCACAAACAACAATCCATCCCGAGAAAGGGGACATATGGTCAATAACAAGGACAAGCCGAAGCCATGGCATAAGCGCCTGTTCGCCAAGGTCACGGCACTGGCCGCCGCCATCTGCATGATGCTGCTTCCGGCGACCGCGCACGCGGACATGCAGGGCGTGGACATGTCCAACTGGCAGTGCGGCGCGGACGTGTACAACATGCAGGCGGACTTCGTGGTGGTCGGCACCACATGGGGCACCGGACAGGTCAACAACAACTGCCTCGTGTCCGGCGTGAACACCGACGCCAACCGCATGATCTACCAGGCGCAGGCATCCGGCAAGAAATTCGGCCTCTACCATTACGCCATGGGCGGCAACCCGGAAGCCGAAGCCCAATTCTTCTACCGCAACACCAGCAACTATTGGCGTCACGGCATCGTCGCCCTTGACTGGGAGATGGACGATAATCCGGCGTGGGGTAACTGGGACTGGGTGCGCCGCTTCATGGCGGAGTGCGAACGGCTCTCGGGCGGCGTCAAGCCGCTGCTCTACACCGGCCCCGTGGCCGGCACCATCCCCGGCGACATCCGCGCCAACTACGGTTTGTGGATCGCGCAGTACGCGAACATGGCCCCGACCGGCTATCAGGCCAACCCGTGGATGATAGGCGCATACGGCGAGGCCATGCGCCAGTACTCCGGTACCGGCGTGGTCAACACGTGGAGTCCGATTGACCTCAACATTTTCCGTGGCGAGGCATGGCAGTGGGATTTGTACGCCAATCCCACCGGCTCCACAGCCCCGGCCCCGGCAACGCCCGCGCCCGTGCAGCCGAACACTCCCCCGGCCAACACCAACACGGGTGGCATCAGCCACGTCATGCAGTGGGGAGAAACCATCTGGGGACTCGCCGTAGCCCACAACGCTTGGCCGTTGTCCGCATGGCATACGCCGAGCGGTGATATCAACCGCTACTACGTGGGCGATGTCGTAACCTACGGCGGCGGCTCCACAACCGCGCCGTCCCACGGAGTCTCCAAGGTTCTTCAATGGGGCGACACCGTATGGGAGTTCGCCACCTCCCACGGCTACAACGTCAGCCAATGCACCGTACCCTCCGGCAACATCAACGTCTACTACCCCGGTGACGTGGTGACCTGCCGCTAAAACCAACCGATGCCGCCATTACTCCCGATGGCGGCATCACCACTATTTTTTTGATCGGAGCAAAACATGACCGACAACACGCCGGACACCCAACTCGAAGAAATCACGGAAACCGGCACGCCCAATATTCCCGACCATACGGCCACGCCGTACACTCCCGTGTTCAATGACACGGTGCGCACCGTCATCTACGTGGTCACGCTCGTCGCCTCGGTCATCGGACTCGGGTTCATGAGCTTCGGCTCCCCCGAAATCGGCGGTTTCATCAGTACCGCCGCAGGCATCATCGCCGCAGGATTCGGAGTCGCATACAACCCCGTACGCATGGCCGGCAAGTAGCCGCAGCGAATAAACACCGCCCCTCCATCCGGCATAACGCTGGACGGAGGGGCGGTTTTCGCGTATTCAAAACCAAGTTCAAGCCCATGGCAAAGGAACACCGACCACACGGGCCAAGGCATACGCCAATGCAAGCGCGACTATCAGAGCGCAGACCGCGACGAAAACGTAGTCTCCTAGCAGACATGCTCTAAGGAACAATGGATGCTCCCGCGCGAACACCCGCATTCTTTCACCCCTATTCTTATCCAGATGCGTCGAGGTCGCACAGTCGTGGAACAGGTGCATGAACGGACGCCATCGCGCCATACGCACGAACTGGTCCGCATCAGCGACATCATTCGATTGCTTGGCTTGAGGCGAATCCAACGGATCGTTTTCCTCAACCACTTTCGCCGCAGCCACGGTCTTGCTCGCATCCGTGGAGGATATGCCGGATACCGCGTCTAGGTCCGCGTCCGGCGATTCCACAGCGTCGAAACCGGTGTCGTCATAATCCGCCATGTCAGATGTCGGCCCCGTGCTTGCGCAACCGTTCCATGCGTTTTCGAACCGCGGCCAGCGAGACGCCGAAATATGCTGCGGCCGCGATCATCCCATCGTTCTTGACTTTCTGGATGAAATCGTGTTCGGGCATGAGCAGCGCACCGGCGAACTCGTCCGCGTAGAATTCGTGGATGTCGTAATCGTCGGAACGTTTGTCCATGAAAGCGAAATCGTTGTCCTGCGCTATGGTGACTCGTTCCACGAAATGCCCCAGTTCGTGTGCGAGCGTGAACCTGCGTCTTGTCTGTGGTTCGGTGCGTTCCGTGTAGGCTCGGGGCTCGCTGCTGTGTTCCTTGACTATCATGCCGCTGACACCTTCGGGAAGCTCACCGGTGTAGGGCGTGACACCCATGGCCTTGCATATGCTCACGATCTTGACCGGATAGGAGTGGTCCCAGTAATTGTCAAGGGTTTCTTGCGCTTTGCGGCGCGCATCCTGCCACAGTAGGGTCATGACTTCTCCTTCCCAGTATTGACCTGATATCCTATATGTTCAACGTTAACAGGAGCTCAGGCCCAGGCATTCCCTCGCATAGGCTTCAACCTCACGGTTCTCTTCATCGTCACCGATAAGCAGCAGCCATGCTGCGGGAATCTCCCTACGCACGTCCTCCTTGCGTATTTTTTTGATAAGCCCTTGTGACTGTAAGAACATGCCAGTCTGGCTTATACGCTGTATCGCCGACTGTCGCCTTGAGGCAATCAGTCGTCCGTTATCTTCGCGCTGTAGGGCCTCATGGCTGAGGATTCCCATGCTGAACTGTTCTGCAAGATGCCCCCACCCGCGTTCGTAGACACGGCTCGGCAGACCTTTGCGTTGGTTTTCCTCGGTGGGCGGCCAATCATAGGTGATCTCGGCCATAGTGAGCATCATGGCGTATGCCGTCATGTTGGGCGTGGGGTTACCTCGAAACATGGTGAGGAATTTTCCTTCGGCTGATAGGCGCATGACTTTTTGTGCGTTACGGTATCCCAAGGTCTCCATCTTTCCTCCACGCCTAGCGGTAATCTGGACGCGGAAAATGTTGCATCGTTTTCCTTTGTGCCTCTCGGTGTTCCAGCACCGGGAGGCGTTTTCTTTTATGTCTACTACCATAGCACGCAATATCTCAGCAGCAATACTTTGCATTATTGCTACAGCCTATCTGATGGTATTTCAGCAGCACTAACCTTATATAGGTAATAAACAAGTTATTGATAGAGATATATAACTAGAGCGCTTCGCGGATTTTTTCCCATCGGCAATCACCGTCGATTTTCGCCACGCCGAAACCGTTCCGCAGCCCAACCCGAAGATTTGTTGGAGAATGTTGGAGAATGACATTCCTAGACGCCGGAAATCTTACCCGAGATACGATGAGACCCCTTGCAAACATTGGCGTTCGCAAGGGGTCTCAATGTCTAATCAGCGGGCGTTTCAGCACACCTTCCACATCCAGTAACGTATAATGAAATCAACGGCTCCCACGGAAAGAACGGCGGAATTCCAACGATTTGATACGATTGGTATACCATTGGAATACCATTCGCCACGGATTGTTTGTTGGAGAATGTTGGAGAATGGAGGATGCTGAATGCCTAGGATAAGGAAAACCGGAGCGGTCTACCCCATCCGCCACGAGCAGCGGAAGACACTCAAGGACGGCACGGTAAAGACATACGTGAACTGGCAGGCCAAGGTGGACGGCCGATGGGTGTCCGCCAAGACCTACAAGGAATGCGACAGGAAGATAGCCGAAGCCCTCAAGGAGAAAACCGAATGGGGCATGGGCGTAGACCGCGCCACCCGGCTCGGCGAGTACGCGGAACGATGGTTCGAGCTGAAACGACGCGACCTGAAACCCAAGTCCATCAACAACTACGCGAGCCTCATAAGCGTGCACCTGTGCAAGTACGCGAACGAGAAGCTGGGCGAAGTGACCGCCTCGGCGGTGCAGCGCATGATAGCCAACATGCGCAACCTCGACGGCACCCCATGCTCGTACAACCGGCAGTTGGGTTTCTACAACATCCTTAACCAGATATTCAAGGCGGCGGTGGCCGACCGGCTGATACCCACCAGTCCGGTCACCAGCGCGGCAAGGCCGAAACGCAGGGACATGGGATTGGCCGGGGACCGGCGCACCATCAACGGGCCCGTGGCCGTGCCGGCGGACAGGCGCAGCGGCACGCAGGACCGCAAGGCGTTCACCGTGGAGCAGATGCAGGACATGCTCGAAGCGTCCTCCGACGACCTGTTTCTGGGGGCACGCCAATGGTGGCGTCTGCTCACCGGCATGAGGCAGGGGGAGATACTGGGAGCCACGTTGGACGATCTCGACCTGTGGCGGGACAAGACGTTGGAAACCCCGGACAGCGGCGAGATATGGATAGGCACCTACACGGTGAACTGGAAACTGGAAAGCCTCGACAAGGAGCATGGGTGTGGGGAGCCCGGCAGGGACGGAAGATACCCGTGCGGCTTCAAACGGCCTTCGAGCTGCCCCCGATACCGGTGGCGGGTGCCGGACGGATACGACATGATACACCTGTGCAAGGGGTACGCTTTGACGCCGCCGAAATCCGCGAGAGGCAAGGTCGTGCCGATAATCCCCCAGTTGGGCACCGTCGTGCACCGGTATCTGGAGGCCACGGAGAATATCATCCCGAACCCGTACAACCTGATATTCAGGACGCGCGAGGGTATGCCGTTGGCCGCGTTGGATGACAGGGCCGGTTTCCGCGACCTCATGCGCAGGGCGGGCATACCCGACTACGAGAACCGGTACGGGCATGAATGCCGCAACTCCGTCGTATCGCTCCTGTTCCACATGAAGGTTGATCCCGGCATCATCCAACGCATCGTCGGCCATTCGAGCATAGCCATGAGCGAGCATTACCGCACCGTGCCGGTAGAGGATTTGATGCGAGGCATGGAGACGATAAGCGACGGGCTTGGCCTGAAACAGATCGAATGGAAGGCGTGAACTGGCGCGCCGAAACTTGCCGGCCATACAATGGAAGAGTAAGTTAATCACCTTGAATGTCCAGCGGAAGGAACGTTACGGAGGCGCACCATGACAAGCATATTCGACGTGGCCGCTTACGTGCTGGACAAGCTCGGCGTCATGACCACCATGAAGCT